GCCATCCTCGCCAATGTCAGCAGCCACCGTGCAAGACGCCTCGACCTGCTTGCACCACGCCTCAATGGCCAGCTTCTCTCTGCGCTTGACCTCGATCCGGTATCTGCCCACCTGGATATCGTCGCCACCGTCTCTGGCTTGGCCTAGCTTGCGCTTGACCACCTGGCCCAGCTCGTTCGAGAGCAGCTCTGCAAACTCTCGTTCCCCCCTGGCGCCCTTATTCCTGCTCGTTTTTCCGGTCATTGTCTCTCTCGATTGAATCCAATACGCAAACCTCCAGCTGCTTGATCCATCGGCGCTCGCGCTCCAGCTCTGCCCGCAAGTGGTCGATGGTGTCGATTGCCTCCTGGAGAAGCAAAGGCGCGGCCAGCACACCCGCAAGTGTCAGCCGGTCGCGGATGTCTATCACTTTGAGCCCAGCATGGCCGAAAGCCGGTCTGCCGTGGTTGAATATCTGGCAGCCAGCATCTCCACGACCGCCTGGTCGATCAAGCTTGCGCGGCTCCTGCGCTGTTCCTGGGCGGCAGAATCAAGCAGCACGCGGGTTTCAGGCCGCAGCCGGACTAAAAAAGGTTTGAGCTTCGTTTCTGTGGTCATTGCGTCCCTTTCTGATATCGCTATGATATACGAGGGGGACGGATTAAATCTAGGGATTAGGGATTCCCCTAGTAAAAAAGATGCAAAACAGTTTGACAACCCAAAAAAACCTGCGTACAGTCACACCTAGCGATATCACTTCGATATCGTTCAACTACCGAAACGGAGATTGAGAAATGAGAAAAACCATCAACCGCAACAGCTTACACGTTGGCCAGTTGGTCGCAGTCACTACGCACCAAGAGGGTCAGGTGTACGCGATCTGCGCAGTCGAGGGCAATAACGTCCTCTTGCAATGGCGCGAGGGTACATCGCAAACTCGCTGCACTCACGACCGCGACAGCCTCTACACGCCGACGCTCGATCAAATCGAATACACGATTGAATTCGTCGGGGCATTAGTTACTCGCACCGATATTGAAAATTGGAATTAAACTAACCGGGGGCTTCGGCCCCCATCAACTACTCAGAAAGAGAGATTGAAAATGAAACAGACAGCACGCTACATTCCACAAGGTTATGAGCTTCTAGCAAAAGACGAGCGCTTTGGATTTGAAGTACATGGCGGCAATCTAACAGGCGCAAATGATCGCACTAAATGGTTTGCGATTTGCTTTCGCGGCAAAGCGGTCAAGCCGGCCTGGCATTATTCCTTCCGCACGGAGGAAGCACTCAAGAAGCAGATCGAGGAAACACTTCGCGCAGAGATGGACGCAGCCGAGCGCAAAGAAAAGCGCAAAGTGGAGCAGAAGGCCGCCAATGCGTCACACGACGCAAAGCCTGGAGATATCTTCAGATCCTCATGGGGTTACGACCAAACAAACATTGACTACTATCAGATAGTCGCTATCTCTGGTCAGATGGCCACACTCTCAAGAATTGGCGAAATGTCAGAGGAAACCGGTTTCATGTCTGGCGAATCTGTGCCATGCCCGGATCATTTTATCGGCAAGCAATTTCGCCGCCGTATCCAAAAAATGACTATCGAATCGGAGCCGTTTTTCAGGGTCAATAGTTGCGCCAATGCTTACCGCATGAAGCCTATGGCCACGGTCGGGAATAAACCGGTTTTTGAATCGTCCCATTGGACAGCCTACGCATAAGGAGAGCCGACCATGCTTGAAATTCTCACACTCTTGGCCGGCCTAGCTGCCGTCGTTTTAATCATGCGCCCGTGGGATTTGTCATGACCCATCTCGCCTACTACCGAGTGAGCACAGACCGTCAAGGCCAATCTGGCCTCGGTCTGGAGGCCCAACAGGCAGCTGTGGCTCAATTCCTGAGCCATCCACCTGCTAAGGAATTCGTCGAGGTGGAATCGGGACGCAATGCAGACCGTCCGCAGCTGGCCGCAGCTCTGGCCGAGGCGAAGCGCTCAGGCGCCACCCTCATAGTGGCCAAGCTTGACCGTCTAGCTCGCGACGTGAAGATGATCCTGGCCATTGTGGATTCTGGCGTGTCTGTCCGGTTTATCGACCTGCCGGACATTGACACCAGCACGGCCACCGGGCGCTTAATTCTGACCGTGATGGCCTCTCTTGCAGAGTTTGAAGCCCGACGTATCAGCGAGCGCACGCGGGACGCCCTAGCGGCCAAGAAAGCACGCGGAGAGCGCTGGCAGTCAGGCGACCCAAGCAAGGGAGCAAGAGCCGCAGCTCTGGCCAGGGTAGAGCGCAACCTGGCAGCTCACCAGGCCATCGCGGCCACGGTCGCAGAGCTCCAGCAGTACGGGTGCCGATCCTTGCGGCAGATTGCCAGAGGGTTAGAGGCTAGAGGCGTGAAAACAATTACCGGCAAGCTCACCTGGCGAGCTAGTCAGGTGGCAGCTGTGCTCGGGAGATCGTGAAATGGAGGTTGTCTGGAAAGTCTTATTCTGGGTCGGGCTCTGGCTGCTGTGGATTCTCTGGGCCATGTATACCGATCCGACCGTAGTCAAGGAGCGCAAGAAGCGCAAGCAAGAAAAGCTGGCGATGGATTTCCACAGCCGGCTAGAGAAGGGAGCGCCGAGGGATGAATGACCACCTCGACTGTGGCGACGACCCGCCTTGGCTGCCGATTGTTTTCTGGGTTTGTTTTGTTTTTATTCTTTTAATTTTATGAGGGGGTTATATGACACAAGAGCAATGGATCTTAGACGCACTCAAGAGAAGGCGAAAGCTGACAGCTTTGGACGCGCTGAGGGGCTGTGGCTGCTTTAGATTAGCTGCGAGGATTAGCGACCTTCGCAAGCAGGGCCACAGCATTATGACCGAGAGTGTTAGCAACGACGGGAAGGTTTACGCCCGTTATCAGTTAATTAAAAAGAAGGGGTGAAATCATGGTTGGAAAAGTAACGCCAGACGACATGGCGTCGGCCTCGCTTTTGCCGTCGATTCTTGGGATCAATAAGTACGCGAGCCCAAATGACGCGCTGCTGGGGTGTATTGATGCTATCGAAGGACGACCACGGCCAGACATCGGCAACGAGGCGATGGCCTGGGGAAACACACTAGAGCCGCACATTCTGAAAGAGGCAGCTCTGCGACTTGGTCTGGATAACCTAGACCTGAGCCACGACCGGCCCTATTTCCACCAATTCTGGCGGCTTGCGTGTTCGCTGGACGGGACGGCATTGGGCAGGGGGCAGCTGATCGAACACGACCCAGAGCACGGGATCTGCGTTCTGGGAGCCAACAGCATCACCTTGGACGGCTTGGGCGTGCTTGAGGCCAAGCTCACGGGCTCGAACGTCGAGGATCAGCCGCCACTCTGGCGCGGGCCTGTGCAGCTCCAGGCACAGATGGCGATCACCGGCAGCACATGGGGAGCTGTGGCCACCCTCTACCGTGGCGTGGAGATGCGGATCTATCTTTTTGCACCGCACGAAGTGACCCTAAAAGCCATCGAGCAGGCCGTCACAGACTTCGAGCGCCGACTCACCGTGTATCGAGAGACAAAAACTATCGACTACTACCCGCCGATAGACTCAGCCGATGCAAACCGCACCTGGCCGCTTGCGAAGGAGCAGGACGACCCTCTATGGCTACCGGCCGCTGACGAGAATCTAATTTTGGATCTGCTAAATGAAAAAGCCAAAATCAAAACAGCGGAAAATGAGATTTCGCGTTTAGAGAAGGAGATCAAGGCAAAAATGCAAGAGGCACCATGTGCGCGGGTGGGGTCTTACGAAATCCGATGGCCCATGCGCCACTACCAGGCCAAGGCTGCGTACACGGTTCCAGCTTCTGAAGCTCGTTCCGTGCGCCAGTCTACTCTAACAATCAAGGAGAAAAAATGAGCAACATAGTCAGTCAAGGTTTTGCGCCAGCCACAATGGACGAGGCGATGAAGTTTAGCGAGATGCTCGCCAGGTCTAGCATGGTGCCGCGTCAATACCAAGGTAAGCCAGAGGACGTGCTTGTAGCCTGCCAATGGGGTCGTGAGATTGGTCTAGCTCCGATGCAA